ACTGAGGATTTCTATGGCAAGTGGTATGCCCTGGGTTTCTTAGGCGAAGAAGGGGCTCAAGAGTGGATGAAGACTCACGGATTCCCTGCTACTGCCTGGATGTTTGAAGGGATAGACCCCAAGACAGGGTTTGCCAATACTATCGTAGAAGAACTACTTGCTCAAGATCCTACTGACCCTGATGCTATAACCAGACCAGGGGACCTCTACCATAAGATCATAGACACCCATATCGCCCGCCCTATGAGGCAACAGATATTCATGGGGGTTGTATCCCCTGATATCGTTTTCCCTGTCGGCGGTGCAGTTAGCAAGCTATACCGGGGACTGAAGATAAGCGGCAAAACAGCAATTGCTCTAGTCAAGAACGCTGATGATATCGGCAAGGTCATCGACCCCCAGTCTGTGTATTACAGAATCATAGACGAAACACTGCAAGTAGGCGAACAGCAGATAATCATCGTCAGTCGGGACTTCCCTAATGGCCGCCGCATCACCGTGCGTCCTTCTGGCCTTGCTGTCGTGGAACCGCCGACACCTAGTGCTGCACCATTTGTGGAGTACAGCGATTGGAAAAATGCGAAGGTTGGCGATATCCTTCGCCCATATAAGAGAGGCAAACAGTACCAATTAGTCTCTGAGAATCCTAACAAGTGGGACGTTGTACCTTATCCAGGCCCGAAACCAGGTGTGCCTAATATTGAAAGAATAGAGGAAATAGGGGCGCTAGGGCCTGCTGCGACGACTACTTTCCCTGCTACTGGCGCACAAGCATTGAAGGGTAGACTCCGCCTGGAAGTCAGTAAGGGCTTAGACCCTACAGCTGCAGTAGACGCTATGGAGTTCATAGATAGTCTGCCTGCAAATCTACTAGACGACCTGATGTCTTCGTTCCGAAATGTTCTAGATGAAGCTACTGCCGCCCGCCTCGGCGAGCCGGCCGGAACGAGAATAGGGGGATTCTACCAAGCCTCCCCCACGATGCTTACCGTAATAAAGCAGGTGGTCAATACGTCAGCTGATCCATCTCGTGTCATCATCCATGAGATCTTCCACCACATCGAACAGTTCATTCCCCCTGAGCAGATCGGCCTATTGCGGACCCAGTGGGCCAAGGATATGGCTGATAATGGCAAGAGTGTCATAGAGGCTACCAACAACCTTAGAGCCGCTCGCACAGGTGGGCGCGTCCTTACAGATGCTGAACTACTCTCGATGAACAAGGCTTATCGGTATGAGGGTGGGTTCAATGAATGGTTCGCGGAGGTGATGGCCGACAAAGCTATGCGGGACATCCTCCAAGAGATACCAGAATATCGGAATCTGCTGCAAAGTATATTTGATCAGTTAGAAGCTATAGCAATAGGGACTATGAACTTCCTCTTGCGTAAGGGCCGCACAGATGAAGCTGAAGCGATATACCAGAATATTCTAAAGAACAAATTCTCTGACCGGCTACGGTACTGGTTCGTTGGGCCTGGCGAAGATGCACTTCCTTTTGCAGAGGCAGGGCCAAGGATGCCCTGGGAGGCTGCTGATCCGGGCATCGACGTTGTTGCTGAAGCACTAGCTAAACAGGGAGATGAGTTCCAGATATTGCCTGGTAGTGCTAGTAGGGCTGAGGTATTAGAGGCTTCTGCAAAATTAGGCCCACCCAAGGCGCCGTCAATTATTGACCCTGGGCTCTATACAGAAGGACCTCACCGTGCCTTTATACCCTCCAGCCGCATCTTACGGGACGAGCCAGCCTTTGCTGCCTCAGGTGTGACTGACCTAGAGCGCGCTGGTGCCCTTGAAAGATTCTGGGCATGGCTACCCAAGGAACTCCCAGGTCTTGGGGATGTTGGGCTCCCCACAGATGCGTTCAAGATCACGCGCTTTGTAAGACCGGGGAAGATAATCCCGGGAGCCAAGGCTGTCATAGATGAGGATGTCTCGAAGATTGGTGGTTTAAGCCTAGATAGATGGGTGCGTACCCAGCGTGCCAACTTAAGTAGTATCGCTAACCAAATAAACACCAAATGGGCGACTGACGCTGCTGATATACAGCAACAAACTATGAAACGCTTCGGGATAGAGCTACCAAGCGACCAGGCCGGAGCCTTATCGCGCGTAGAACAGCGCCTTGGCCTTCCTGATGAAGATCTTGCTAGACATCATATATCCCATACGCGTGTGGGCCAGGCAAACGAGGTTGGCCCCCTTGTCCGTAAGGTCAATGCGCCAGCACTAGCCCCTAATGTATTCGGGGATAAAGAACTGCTCCATATCATAGATGGCGATAGCCCTTACGGCGAGGTCGTAGCCGCTTTAGAGATACAGAAGGTAGGTGATAAAGTCGGTGTCGAGGTCTTGGCGTTCTATCCTATCGCTGAAGGTACTGGCCCTGGCATGTTCGGGAGAGCGGGGATGCAGCAGATACTCAGGCAGATCGGAGATATCTACCCCAATCTAGATAACATGAACTTCGCTGGCAGATTTGCTAGAGAAGGTAACACCAACGCTAATCAGTTCATAGGCACCGCTACCGAGTCTATGGCCCAGCGCCTGAGCGATACCAATATCAGTGACGATATCGCCGACGCTTTAAATGCTAGCTTCCCCCGTGCGAGTTCTGTGGATGCAGCCCGGGGAGGTGAAGCAGGTGTAAGTGCCTACGGTTATATCCCGAAGCCCACCATCGAGGGCTACACGCACACCATAGCGGAACGTATCAATGAAGCACGCGGGATGGCGGCATTGGAGCCCTGGCAGCGGGCAGCCCTGGGCGATAGGGTCTGGCCCATAAAACCAGGCGAACTACTCTTTGATATGGCTGAGTACGGCCACTACAACATCCTTTTCGATAAGCCTGGCCTCGCTAATAAGATAGCGGATAGAGTACCAGGCGCGGAGAAATTGCTCGGCATTTGGAACCGGGCCCAGTTAGAACTAAAGGACCCCGTGCGGTTCATCGGGCACGAAGCCACTCTACAAATAGAGATGGACGGTACACGGGCACATTTCGCGGTCCTAGCCTGGAGGGCCGTAGCCTACCCAGAGCTAGGCATGAAAGAGATCAGGGGTCTGCGCGATATTGCCATGAATAACAAGGGAATATGGCGGGCGCAGAAGGTGACTGGCTACGAGGCTGACCTCGTAAAGAACTCCCCCATGCACGGCACCATAGATGACATCTTGAAAGACATGGATGAGGTGGAGAAGGGCATCCGTGTACCGGCGGAGATAAACCCCAGGACTGGCAAAGAGTTCGTACCGACTGGCAAGAAGAAGCAGGTCTACTTCTTGAACGAAAAACAGAAGGCTCATATTAAGATGGGCATGGATATGATGGAGCAGAACCTACGTCGTAACCAGGCCATCGGTGTGAACGTCCAGACCCTTGCAGAGAACTACTGGCACCGTATGGTTCGCGGAGGGCCAGCAGGCCACAAATCCCAGAAGACTTTCGATGAGATCTGGAGGAAGATATCCACTCGCCCGACACCCGCTGGCCGCGCCAAAGAAGACTATATGTTCGGGCGCGTCTTCGACGATATGGATGAAGCGATTAAGTTGGGATTCCAATGGGAGACTGACCCGGCTGTACGCTTACTAGCCCGTCTTAATGCCGGTATAGATAGCTATACCCATAAGATGGCCTGGGATAAGGTCTTGAATCTAAAGACCGCTGAAGGTAAGCCTTTCAAGACACGAGCAGAGAGAGCGGCAGACCCGAAATGGTTCACTGAAGGCCCAGAAGTCAAGAAATCATTAAAGCAAGCTAGAGAGAATCGCGTTCTTGCCCGTAAGTTATATAAAGCTGATCCGACCCCCCAGCTTGAACTTGCCCTCCGTAGGGCTGATGCGGAATTCGTCACCGCATACAGACAGTACCGCGCCATAGATGCGATGGCTAACCCGAATTTCCATGAGGTACTCCTGGGTAGCCGCATCAATGACCGCTCACTCGTCGATGAGATCTTCGAGAATATCTATATACCCCAGGTACAGCGTGCTAGGAGAGGAGCGGATCCTCTCACTGGTCCCATCGTAGAGACTACCGCTGAGATTGCCCAGCTATCCAGGGCTCTATTGACCAACGTGGACCTTGCGGGCATGTTCATTAACGGGCAGACCCTACTTTGGCGTAACCCCGTCGTCTGGTTTAGAGCCGTTAGCGAGAGTACGAAGGCTTTTGTCCGTACCCCGTGGGTATATGCGAATAAGAACCACCGGTTCATGGATGAAGGGTCGGAGCTAGGGGGCATCATCATGCCTACCGAATATATGTTCACCCAGACAGGTATAGCGTCCGTACCTACCAGGCTGCCTTTGTTCGGGCCGGCGTTCAAAGCGTTCCAGCGGTCTTTTGAGTGGTTCATCATCATAGGCCAGACAGAGATGTACAAGGCCACCAGGACCAAGGTGTTCAAGGGGCGGGTCAAACCTAACGAGTTCATACCCCTGGAGTCAGACGAGGCGCGAAACGCCCTGATTGACCTTAATAAGGCCATACGTAAAGAACTGGGCACCGAGAGCCACGCCATCTTGGGTATCCGGCCCACACAGAGGACCATAGAGGCATTGACAGCCTTTGCGGCGCGGTTCATGCGCGCCAATATGGGGCTGATAGCTCTGGCCGTGCGCCCTACTCGCGGAGCAGATAGCATAGAAGCCAAGCGGGCTCTGATGCAGATGCTGGCGGGTGTCACATCTATGACCACTGGCATCCACTACGTGCAGACAGGCAGACCTCCGAACTTCCATGACCCGTATGCGGCAGACTGGTTCCAGTTCCCCGTCGGTAGGACTTACTTCAACCTAATGGGGCCGCTGTATGGCTATTTCCGCACGATGGCCAGGATCAGTCTGGCCTTGATAGAGGGCGACACAGCCAAAGCCTGGAAAGAGGCTACTAACTTCTTGAAAAGCCGCGCCGGCGTACCTATCAGGGCGATGGGGATCACTGTAGACATCATGGCTACAGGTGAATATCGCACCTTTGAAGGCGAGGAGATTTCCGGCATCGGTGGCGTTCCCGCCCTTCTTTCAGAGTTCGGTGAACCTATATCGGTAGGTGGTGTCATTGAAGCCATACAAGAAGGGCGCTATGAGGCTATCGCGGCTGAAGTATTCGGCCTACAGGGGCGTGCGTCGCCTAATGCCCAGATGGACATACTCTTTCAAGAGGCGATGAATGACCCACAGCATGAGCTGTATCGCCGTAGGGTAAGGCTAGGTCTTACGGAACGGGGCAAGACCTGGTATGACGCCGACCCGCTCGAACAGAAATTTATGGAAGAAGAATTCTCGACCATAGCCGAGGATATAGTCCGAACAGGCCGGGGTCCATACGGGGATGCGTCCAGGGAATGGGATGAGCAGGATGCTAGATATATCATTGAGCAGACTGAACTAGCAAGTCAGCTCCATGAACCTGTAAGTCCCGAAGACCTAGAGAAGGGCGTGCGGCCAGTAGACGGGATCGAGTACCAAAAGCAGCTAGAAGACATCCAGAAGCGCCGCTGGGCCGAGCATGAGAAGACCATTCGGGATTACGAACTCTTCCAAGAAGAACCTGAGGCTGATGATAGATTCGAGCAGGCCATGTTCGACTACCACAAGGTCTTCGAGCTATCCAAGGGGACAGGCGATACGATCCTCTGGGGTATCTTCGATGAACTGATGGAGAAGTTTGAAGACGACCACGCTCCAGAAGAACTAGAGTACGTACTGAGTGTCTCTGGGTTGAATAACGACACTACGGCCATGCAGTTACGGAAAGACAAACGGGCCTTACGTGAGGTGTGGGACTGGCAGGAGGAACTAGTCAAGGACGAGAAAGAACTACTGCCAGAACAGCGTCTTGCCTACGAGCAATATAAGAACATGAGCATCACAGCCCAGCGCATGGCTAACCCGGCGGTTAGAAGGATACAGACATGGGTCAGCAACATGACCTCAGATTGGCTGATGAAACGGGATCAAGCAGGCGATGCCCAGGCAGGATACCTAGAACAGAAACTGGTTCACTGGGGCTATGAGACAAGCCCTGTGACTGGGAAGGGCATCGAGGAGATGAGGAGCATCATCGAGCGGATGGGCTACGACCAGAACCCTCAGGCGTTAGAGCTTAGAGATCCCAGGAGGGCTAGACCTGATCTATATCCTGAATTGTTTGGACAGCAAGCAGCTCCTTCTATCCCTAATGAGTCTATAGAAGATGATGCACAGTGGTTGCAGAGGCTACGCAGCGGTAGATAGTTGACATTTAGTAGTCCCAGTGCTTTCATATAACTGTGACGACCCTATAGTAGGTAACTCACGGAGGTAATATGGCAGACGAGCAGCAAGTATCGGAGGAAGTGGTAACTCAGGAACCTGACGCCCCACAGCCAGAAGTACAAGAAGCTGAAACCGAGGCTACGGTAGAGCCAGAAGTAGACTGGAAGACTCAAGCTGAAAGGCTAGAGCAGCAATTAAAGACTGAGCAAGGTAGGAATCGAAAGCGCGATGACACTGATACCGCTATTCTTGGTATAGGTGACCGTATGGTTGCTATGGAGCAATCAAACGCAGCCCTGATCAAAGCATTAGCGGAAGGTGACACCGAGAATCTTCCACAACAGCTCACTCAAATACAGGCGCAATCACAAAATAACCAGCGTGGCAGGACGTACCAGGGACGATACGAAGCACTTACTAACCAGTTACGTGGGGCGATGCAAGACGTGGATGGGAATGAAATCCTAGACTTGCATGTTGCCCCCGAACTAGAAGAAGTGCGCCAATCATGGGTAGAAGCGCATAAGAATAAAAGCGTGTCCGGACTATATAGTACATTGGTCCGAGCCCATGAAGTGGTACGGCAAGCAGAGCGTAGTAAGGCGGTCCAGGCGACTAATAACGTCAGAGATGAGGAACGTAAAGCTGCTACCCAACGGCTAGAAGAAGCCGGTATCTATGACTTAGATACTGGCCCCACTAGCGCCGGAGGCGGTGCCAGCCAAGATGACTGGACGTGGTTTACTCAGACATACGGTAAGATGGATAACCCTAGCCGCGCAGAACACGCAAGAGCAACCAAAATAAATAAACGAAGGTAGGAACTAGCTATGGCTGCTGGCGATACCATTACCCAATCACTAGCCGATAGTCTTGATACTGTTGTGGCGTCGGCTCGACAAGTCCGTGAATATGAGGGCGTCATGCCCAACCTGGTGGACAAGGTTACCCTTTCTGAGGGGACCGGTACCAGTTGGCGTGAGATCTCGATGGCTGCGCTTAGTGCCCAGAACATCACCGAGACTACCACGCTGGATAACCCACAACAGATGTCTGATACGGTCTTTAGCATCACCCCAACCGTTACTGGTATTCAAACCCTAGTGACTGACCGAGTAGCTTCCCGTATCAACTCCCAGTCCTATGCCCAGCTTGGTAGCTTGGCACAGCAGGCAATCCAGCGGAAGAAAGATGAAGACGGCCTCACCGTCCTTGACGGCGCGACTGTAGAACTTTCTGGTACTGGCACGACCCTTGCATCCGGCGTTATCGCTGCGGCGGCTTACCGCATCAGCAGCAAC